GCTAGGTTTGCATATGCCAGCTTCTGAGCGCATGACTACGCACATATCAGAGCGTAGGCCGCCGTCAACTAGGTCAATGCCATTGGCAGGATTAAAACAATTACGTGATTTGTAGTGCTTGCAATCAATACACAACTTTGGTGTACTCATGATTTACCCCTTTAGATGGTTAGGAAATACAGTAGGACTATATAGGTTAATTCCATTATGTTCAATATCTTTTTTAACCTCACTTTCTTTTGGTCATAGCAAGGGCTACGTATAGGGATGATGATGAGTCATGCCGATACTTCAACCTATTGGTTGTCCGCATTAGTAATGCGTTCCGCTGCTTTATTTATCGGGCGATGTTTCTCGTCATCCCTGACGCTCTCAATCAGCCTATTAGCCCGTTTATCGCTTGTGGCGGCACACTCGCGTACCCGTCCCCCTTGGTCAAGGTAAACCGCATTTCTCCCGAGCCAGTACAGTCAGTCTGCCTACTATCGTGCGGGGTACGGTAAACGCTTTGGACAATAAAAAAAGCCAGTTACAACTGAGTCCGGTGAAGGTTCCCCTAAATCGGCGGGGAGACAGACTCATGTGTAACTGGCTTCTATTTATCGACCTTCACGTCAACAAATGCGAATCTACGTGCGCGGGGGGTGCTTTGTCAATCCCTTGGCGTTAAAAAAGTCCACAGAATCCATGCAACTATCGTCAAAAGCATTACGCCCATACCCATAAATATCCCCGCACATAAAATTGTGAATAGACTAGCAATCATTTTTTAGACTCAGATTCTGCTGCAATTTCAGCAATAGGACGCCAGCCAAACCTACGCCAAGTTTTTGTAACGTCAGTTTGACTACTAGGTGTCCATTCTCGACCGTCTAAAAGCCCCTTAGAGGGCTTTAAATACGCTGCCGATACCTCGACATCAGATAGCCTTTCAATGGGCTTAAAAGGCCTGAAATCTAGGTCTATGTTTTCTTGCTCAACTATTAATGATTGTTTAACTTTACCCATTATTAGCCCCTTATCGTTTGGTTTCGGTCTTGCAAGTATTTAACGGCGTCACTTCGTTCATAAAACATTGCAGAGATAGTTCCGTCATCGTAGACAATTCGCCATAAATCATAGTCTCCAATTTCAATGCGAATTGGGTTTCCCTCATAAGTCAGAAAAGGATTACGTTCTATTCCAAAAAATGCACAAGTCATGATTACCCCCGATTAGAATGAAAGTAGCAAAACAAAGAATCCCCAAACAACTAGAAAGCCGATTAAGCCCATTAATAATTCAGAAAATGATTTAGGCATTTCACACACTCCAGATATAAATATCAGTTGAAAGAGGGAAAGCTGCTTTAATTTGCTTTTCAACGTCATAAGCAGAAAACGCAAAAGTTTCACCCGATTGTGTTTGATAGTCAGTAAAGAAATTATATTTGTACAGTTTCATGATGCCCTCAAAAGGTTAGGAAAGCCGGTAAACCCTACCGGCAAGGGTATTTATGCTGCTAATGGCATTGCAACTGCTGAATCAAGAGAGTTGATGTAATCCGCTGACTTTTGCGCTAATGCTGCTGCTTTGAATATTGCTGTCGAATCCTTCCGGCAAGCCGTCAACCAATTCTGAATATATCCGGCATGGCGTAGTTCACCCTGAATCCGGTAATCCTGACATAAGAATGCTGCCCCCATTTCTGCTACCAGTTCCTCGAAAGCGTACTCAGGATTTCCGAATCGTTTACCAAATTCACGTTTTAAACGTGTTTCGGCACCGGTCCAGTGAGTTAATTCGTGAAACATTGTTGCGTAGTAACTGGATTCATCAGAGAAAGCCGATTTATTGGGCATTTGAATGATATCCATTGATGGCGCAAAGAAAGCAGAGTCACCACCGTGACGAATAGTTGCACCGGTCTTTGCAATACGTTCATCCGCTTCAATGATTGAGTTAAACGGCTTATCAACGGTGCTAGGGGCCGCAATGGTTACACCGTCAACCTGACTAGCATTAAATACGTAATAGCTTTTGAGTAGATTGTAAGATTCTAGATTGCCGGTAACCTTACATTCTTTAGTAACTGGACTGAAAAATACAATCTTTGTTCCTTTTTCACCCTTACGCACATTGCAACCAAGTGATTGCCATTGCTTGAATGATGCCCAAACTGGTGTATCAAATCCGCTAACCATTGACGATAAGCCGAGAATAAGCCGGTTGATGCCCTGATACGGCTTTTGGCTAATGAAGTTTTTATCAGCAGTAGAATCCGCTTTCCACGGCTTAATCCATGGCGTTGCTCCGGCTTCCAGTTGCTTAATAATTGAGTCAGTAACTTCCTGATAAATTGCTTTTGACATTGTTTTTACCTTTAGGAATTAGGTTTAATCAAGTGTTGCTGTTACCTATTATAGTGATTATATAGGTTATGTCAACGGATAAATATATTGTATTTATAAATAGATTATGTATAAACGATAGTATCTATATATATATATAGTAATGATATATCTATACATAATCTACTTATACTGTAAGTGTTATATATTAAGCATACCTAGTATCAAAACGGATATGCTGGGTGACTGTTAACTCTCTGACCGTTTAGATTTAACAATTGCTTAGGGGCATCTGGGTACCAACCTTTTACGCATACGCACGATATACATGGCATCAGAGTGCATACGTTAGCCAGCTCAGGGCATTGGGTAGGGGTTGGTTGCTTGCATACGTTGCACCCTCCCTCGCTGGCTTTTGCGTTGGGCATGGGGGGCTAGGAGTACGTGCCCCATTCATCTTCCACCCCAAAAAAAATATGTGTTTTTCTGGTGTTCTGGTAATCTTTACTTGAATCGTCATGATTCTCCTTCTGTGTTGACTATGCCCTCCCCTCGCTTGGGCTAGTCATTTGACCCATCTCTTGCAGGTGGGTTTTTTTTCGTCTATAGTGTGTAGGTTGGTTAGAAGGGATAGATATGATTAACTTAGAAGTAGATAAGTCAGTGCCGTTGCCTGAGGGCAAGAAGCGTTATCCGTATAAGGAGATGGAAGTCGGCGATAGTTTCTTCGTCGGCTCTGGCAAGTTGCAGGTGGTGTGTAACGCCAATTACAGGGCATCTAAGCGGTTAGGGATGCAGTTCATAGCGAGGAAAGAAGTGGAGGGGGTAAGGGTATGGCGGACGGCATAGAAGATTATGACAGTGGCGTCTTGAAGTTCACGGTAGACATGACGGTCGATACGTTCTTAGACCAATACCTTGTCTGGCGGCTTAAAGACATTTTAGAGTTTGAGGAAGACCCAAGAATTAGAAGGGCTTGCCACGAACTCTTAGCTTTTGTAAAGACACCGGAAGCTGAAGATGATTGAGAATCTGTTTCCAACACCTGTTGGCTTTTATGAATTGGATAAGCCGGTAACTGAGGAAGAACTCCAGTTCATTAAAGATTTGGAGACTCGCTCTAATGAGGGCAACACAACCAGTGTGGATAACTATCTCTTGAAGTCCAAAGAGATGAAGCGCATTGCTGCCTTTATAGACAAGTCTGTTCAGGATTACTTTCAAACAGTCTATGCCCCAAAGCATAAGGTCAAACCGTATGTGACTCAGTCATGGGCTAACTATACGAACAAGGGCCAGTTCCATCACAAGCACGCACACCCTAACAGCTTTATCTCTGGCGTCTTCTATGTGGCTGCTGACCCGCTTAAAGACCGTATCTTCTTTTACAAGGACAGCTATCAGCAGATTAAGGTCACAACCGAGTCGTGGAATCCTTGGAACAGCGATTCGTGGTGGTATGAAGTGGCTGCTGGCAAGGTTGTCTTATTTCCGTCAAACCTAACCCATATGGTTGAGACGGTGCAAACGGATGACACAAGGATAAGTATTGCGTTTAACACCTTCTTAGAAGGAATTGCTGGAGATTCAAAATCTTTAACGGAGTTACTGTTATGACTGAAACGATACAAACCATGATGCCTCTAGCAATGGAGGATGTGAAGAAAGCCTACATGGAAAAGGTCTACACGATGAGCCATGCAGAGCTATTTCATGAGTTGATGCGAGTGCATACCGAGTCAGCTAAGTTGTTGCGAGATGCAACCGATGAGGCGGCACGATTGAAGGATGCTCTTGAGCGACTCAGTACCATCAACTGATAGGTACGCAGAAGAACTTCTGCTTTCCCGCACCATCTTAAAAAATGAGATGCTTCGGGCTACTAAGGCTATTACGGTTGCCGATAAGCGTAAGCTCTTGCAGACTTGGGGTGAGATGTATAAGCCTGAGATAGTTGAGGAGTTGCTGCGGGTTGCCAAAGACAAAGACGCGCGGTACCGGATAGCTAACTGGAACCTAGAGCAGTTCAGCACTGACCGACGAAAGTTTAAATGAAGTTCAATCTCAAACAGTTTTACGCCTTCTGCTCTGAATTAAAGATTGAAACCAAAGAGCAGGGCTTACGTAAGATGGATAACCTTCTCGGCACTCAGACCTATGTCATGGATGAGATTGCTACCGGCTTAGAGAATGGTGTCCATTTCTTCGTTATCTTAAAAGGCCGTCAGCTTGGCATTACCACTATCAGCCTAGCCCTAGACCTTTACTGGCACTACATCAATGCGGGGTTAAATGGAACACTTGTTACAGACACAGAAGAAAACCGAGATATGTTCCGAGGAACGCTCGGCAGCTACATGGATGGTTTACCAAAAGAATTCAAAATACCCATACTTGCACACAATAGAAACTCACTGGCCCTCAAGAACCGCAGCCGTATCTTTTATCAAGTCGCAGGGCTTAGAGCGAAAGGAAGTTTGGGTCGTGGCAAGGGTATTACATTCCTTCACGGCACAGAGACGTCTTCGTGGGGCGATGAAGAAGGACTAGCATCCTTGCTGGCGTCTTTAGCTGAAACCAACCCTAAACGTCTCTACATATTCGAGTCCACTGCTCGCGGCTTTAATATGTTTCACGATATGTACGTAACAGCCAAACGCGCACGGACTCAGAAGGCTATCTTCTGTGGCTGGTGGCGCAATGAGTTTTATTCTGCTGCTCCTGAGACAGATGTGTACAAAGTCTATTGGGACGGCAAACTAACACCTGAAGAAAAAGAGTGGACGCGAGATATTAAGAAGCTCTACAACTTTGAGATTAACTCGCGCCAAATGGCGTGGTGGCGTTGGAAGATGCTTGAAGGCATTAAAGACGAATCCTTGATGTATCAAGAGTTCCCGCCGACAGAAGACTATGCGTTCGTAATGACAGGTACCAGCTTCTTTTCAAACTCGCGGTGTACTGACGCCATGAAGATTGCTAAGAAGATTGACTGCGACCATTACCGTTACGCGATGGGTGTGAATTTTCAAGACACGGAAGTTATAAAGTCTACTGAGCGTCTGTCTACGTTAAAGGTATGGGAGGAGCCAATTGATACCGCTTACTACGTTATCGGTGCAGACCCTGCTTATGGTTCTTCTGATTGGGCTGATAGGTTCTGTATTCAAGTCTTCCGTTGTTACTCTGACGGAATGGAGCAGGTGGCTGAGTTTGCCACTTCAGAACTTAATACGTACCAGTTTGCATGGGTTATTGCTCACTTGGCAGGAGCCTACAAGAACTCGACGCTTAATCTGGAAGTTAACGGGCCGGGACAGGCTGTGCTAAATGAGATTAAGAACTTGCGACGTCAAGCTGCCAGCATGGGCAACGCAATGGGCAAGAGCTTAATGGACGTCTTTGGTTCTATGTCGAACTACATCTGGCGGCGTAACGATACGATGGGCGGCATTTCTAACTCATTAGGCTGGCTAACAACAGCGGCAACTAAAGAGCGAATGATGAGTTACACCAAAGACTTGTTTGAGCGTCAAATGCTTGACGTCTATTCCGTTGATACGATTGAGGAGATGAAGACCATCATCCGTGATGGCGCATCTATCGAGGCATCAGGCCGCAACAAAGATGACCGTGTAATGGCGATGGCTTTAGCGTGTGCTGCTTATTCGGAACAAGTTCAACCCCAGTTAATTCAGCGCAAACTAAGCCGAAAAGTATCCAGAGAGCTAGAAGAAAAAACCCCGGAGCAATTGTCTGTAGGCAAGGGAGTATCAAACTACTTAAAAGCGATTGGTGTGTATGGCGCATAATCAATTAACCATTGTGTCAGTTCATGGACACACCGATGGGTCATCCACCTTGCCGTCCATTGTTCGCAGTATGCGAGAGTTGCCGGGTTCAAAAGGTTTGCTCATTTCTCCATCAAAACCAGAGAATCTGCCAGAGGACATCCAATGGCTGCATTGCTTTCCTTTTAATTACCGAGGTTACAGCACATTCATCATGCACTGTTTGCATGAATACATAATGACTGACTTCTGCCTGATTGTTCAAGATGATGGTTGGGTTTTGGACGGCACTAACTGGAGAGAAGACTATTACACCTACGATTACATTGGCGGCATTACTCATGCTGGTATGGTGGGCAACACATTACATCTAGGCTTTGAATGGACTAAGTTTGAATACCCTACGCTTGTCTTGAATGGCGGTTTTTCCTTGCGTAGCAAACGCTTCTTAGAAGCTCCGAGTAAGCTCGGCATCGTTCAGAACTATTCTGAAGAAATACATCTCTGGAATGAAGACATTCAATTGTCTTGCCTAAAGCGTGGACTTTTTGAGTCCTTGGGATTTAAATATGCGCCCAATGAAGTAGCGAAATACTTTTCAATGGAACACATTGCTCCCAAGTTTCATGACGATATGGACTTTTCTAAACTCCTTGGTCATCACTCAACAAGCAGAAAGCTAATCCGAGACAATGAGATTCTCTTGCCGATGGATGTTCAGAAGGCCTACCGAGAAACAGAGTTCTTAGATTTCTTGCAAACCAAAGGTTACATACTTAACTATGTCGCAAACGGTTCTTACCAAACGTGAATTGATGACGCAAATGCGTCGCTTTATTCGGGACAAGGAGCGCGGCATCTCCATGAAGCTCTTTGCAGACTTGTGTGGGGTCAACAAGGCCCACCTGCTAGACGTTTTTTGGTATCGTTCTGAACCATTGACCGAATATATCCAGCGCAGAGTCGATAAAGGTTACAAAGCATGGCAGCGCGGCGAGGTAGCCATCATGCAATTGCGTAACCGTAGCAAATACATTGAATACCGCAGGGAAGCTAAACCTAGAATACTACCCACTACTGGCCTACAAATGATTAATGGCAAGATAGGGATTAGATTGGGTATGAGGAATATAGACGATTATTCGCAACCACCATTATTTGAAGGGGATAACAATGGCAGTTCTACATGATTACAAATGCCCAAGACACGGGTACTTTGAGAGCAGAAAAGCGCAATGTCCTATGAAAGACTGCGTTGATGAGGTGTCAATTGTGTATTTGCAGCCTGTTGGTCTAGTATCGGACGGCACAAAGAAGAACGACAAGACAATTAAGCAGTTAGCGATGGACTTTGACATGACAAACATCAAATCCACCCGTGAAGGCGAGAATCAGTCTGGATTCTTTACCAGAAAGAACAAAACGTCCAAGAAACAGCTTGAGAAGGAAGCAGCTATCGCTTCTCAGCGTCCAAGAGAGCCAAGACCGGGTGATTCCGCTATTTGGGGCGGTGACAACCGTTACAACTTGGGAAATGTCATAAAAGGTGGGGCTGTGCGGTCCGTAATGGGCGAATCAGTAGGAATGAACCCTAGAGACGCAGGAAACTTGACAGGACCTAGGGCGGCGAGTTATGTTGCCGACCATGAAAACCTTCAGGTGAAGTCCTAAATGCGGATACCAACCAAAGACCTAGAGCGCGAGTTTTTCTACCGCGACTTAATCGAAAAGTGCATGGTGTCTTTGATAGAGCGCAAAGGTGACTACGCTTCTCTGCGTGCTTGGTTTTTATTCGGTGCCGGACCCGATGAAAACCCTGCTCTGTTCAATAAGATTTATCCGCACATTGACCAGCTAACGTCGTTCCTCTATTCCGCTGAGACAACACGCTTTTCTATTAATGTGGGCGCAGCAGTAGCCGGACAAGAACACATCAAGATTCCTAGGCTGACCGCAGCGTTAAATGATGAGTGGCTAAACTCCAATTGCGACCAAGTGTTTTCGTCAGCTCTGACATGGGCGTTGGTATTTAACTCAACCTTTATCAAACTTGTTGTCAACAACGGTATCCATCCTTACATGGTAGAGCCTAGCTCAATAGGCGTTCTACGTGAAGACGTTACCTATACCGACAGACAAGAAGCAATAGTTCAAACCTATTACATTACGAAATCCGATTTATACAATCGATTGTATAGCCACCCTAAACGGGAAGAAATCGTAAAGAAGATACAAGTAGCAATGCACACCAAGACCGAAGATATGCCGGAAGGTCTTGACCGTCTTATCATCTCCCAATCAAACCCAACTATCTTTGGTAACGTCAACTTAGACTTGTACGGCGCAAACCGTTACAAAGCTCGTGTTGCTGAAGACACCGTGAAGATGTATGAGTTGTGGGTGTGGAACGATGAAATTGAAGATTATCAAGTGGTCACAATGGCTGACCCTGACATCTTTATCTATGACCGTCCGGGTGCCTCTGTATTCCTAAAAGGTGAATTACCGTTCATTCAAATCTGCCCTAACCCGCAGTTTGATTATTATTGGGGCCAGAGTGAAGTTGCTCGTTTGAATTTGCTGCAAGCTGTACGAAATAACCGAATGTCAGAAATATTGGATTTGTTATCCAAGCAAGTGTCACCTCCAAAAGTGTTCTCTGGATTTATGGGTATCACGGATGAGAAAGCATTTGCGTTTGACCGTCCGGGTTCGTTTGTCTCTAGCGATATGCCTAACGCGAAGGTAGACTCTATTGCGCCAGAGATGCCAGCATCATTATTTGAGGTCATCCATGAAATTGACGCAATGTTTGCAGAAGCATCTGGAATATCAAGTGTTCTGTCTGGTCGTGGTGAGCAGGGTGTACGCTCCGCTGGTCATGCTTCTCAGTTGGCCCGTCTTGGAAGTTCTCGCGCAAAGAAACGTGCCTTAATTGTCGAAGACAGCTTAGAAAAGGTAGCTACTCTGTACTTAAAGCTGATGCAAGCCTATGACAACACGCATTTCACGGATGAAGAAGGTAACAAGTTCATTGCTGAACAATTTACCAAAGATTATGTGGTGAAAGTGGACGCTCACTCCAACAGTCCGATATTTACGGAAGATATGCGACAGTTGGCGTTTAACTTGTACAAGGCACAAGCCATCGACAAAGAATCTCTGCTTGACTTGCTTGAGCCGCCAATGAAACAATTGTTAATAGATAAATTGAAAAAGCGCGAAAAGATGCAAGCGCAACAACCTCAAGCAAAACCTGAAGGCAAACCTGATTTGAAAGCAGTGGAGGGATAATGGCAACTAAACCTGATTACTCGCCAAAAGCAGACCAGCCGAGAGCGCAGACCGGCGAACTAAAGAGGACTGAAGCTGCGCCGAGTATGCAGTATCGCGTCTCGGGCATTAAGTCTTTTAACCCCCGTCAAGCAAGAAAGACGGGCCGCATGGGTGAACGATAGGAGTACATCATGTACAAAAAAATGAAGCGTGGTCGTAAGACCCGTCGTTAATTCCCGCAAGGGATGAGGTATGGCTGACTTCCTCTTTTAAGTTGGCCGCTGCATATTGGAGATAAACCATGGCACGCATGAAACGTAAAGGCCGTAAAGGTCGTAAGTAATTAGTCCCTTGTGGATTAATCCCAAGGGGGAGGGGAAATACTCCCCCACTTGACATTTGCTGATAGTCTGGTCTAATCGCGTCTAGATTGATGATAGAGGTTATTTATGAGCGTACCACCCGATAAATTAATGGAATTGATTGGCAAGCAGCAAGGTAACCCTGCTGAAGCTCCACCTCCTGACACCACCTCAATGTCTGACCCGTCTACGGCACCTATGTCTGCGCCTATGTCTACGCCAGAACCTAAGATGGGAAACCGTGAAGGTGCGATGGTCAACATTGCAATGGCAATGGATTTGATTGAGCAAGCCTTGCCAAATCTAGGTAGTGAATCTCCAGAAGGTCAAAAAGCATTAAACGCTATTCGTGCGTTGAGTGGTTTGATTGGCCCTCGCAAGCAAAAAACAAATGAACTCCAGCAATCTGAGATTATCCAGATGCTACAGAACTTGCCGCAAGCCGGTGGCGCAACACCTGAAGGCCGTGCAATGTCGCAAGCTCCGATGGTCCCGAACCTCCCGCCAATGCCCGGAGCAGCACCTTCTCCGATGAGTATGCCCGGTGCCGGTGGTGGCGGTGCTTCACCTCAACCCACTCCAATGTAAGGAATTAACATGGACCTGTTTAAACCAAGAGGTGCTAACAGCCCTCGCCGTCCTACCGACAACAACCAGCAAAACGGTGTTGTAACGAACCCTCCCCGCTTTGAGCAGTTTGGCGGTCTTAATGCTGCTAACAAAATTGGTAGCAAAAATAAGATGGGTGTTCAAAAACCCGGTGACGGTAAAAAAGTAATCTAACGTAGTTAGGGGATAAAAATGAGTCTTGAAGATATGTCTTTTGAACAACGCGACCAATTAGCGTTGTTAATGCGTGAGCTTTCCGATAATCCAGCAACCAGAAAAGATGTTCTGCGTTTGACTAAACAACTCAAGCCGGACCTAGTCATTCCTGAACTGGATATTGAAAATACTACCAAATCGTATGTCGATAAGCTAGAACAGCGGCTTATGGAACGTGATGCAAAAGACAGAGAGCAAGACGCTGTGCGCGACCTTGAATCACGCCGTAATAAGCTGATGAAAAAAGGTTTTGTGCAGAACGAAGACGATATTCACGAAGTGGAAAAAATTATGCTTGAAAAAGGCATAACCAACCATGAATCGGCTGCGGAATATTGGCAGTGGATGAAACAATCCGCTACACCAACGCCAACAGGTTACAACCCGTCAGCCGTCAGTAAGTTCGACCTAGGTAAATACTACAAGAACCCTGTCGGTGCAGCTAGAGACGAAGCATCAAAAGCACTCCAAGAGTTGCGTCAAAACAGACGCCCTATTGGGTTTTAATTTAGTAGGGGATAAAGTTTTTTAGGAGATAACCATGCCTATTGGTGGCGGTATCATTCCAGCAACAGGTAGTACGCAATATACCGAGTTGACTTACGTCACACGGCGTGCGTTCATTCCGAAGCTGGTAGTTCAACTATATAATTCGACTCCGCTAATGGCGGCTCTGATTGCTAACTCGCAACAGGCTTCCGGTGGTGTTTCTTCCGTAACCGTTCCCGTTCAGGGCGCACAGTTTGTGAACGCACAATGGTCTGATTATTCTGGTTCGTTTAACCAGCCATCAGTCCAGCAAGGTGCTTTCAACGCTGAATTCGACCTGAAGCTGATGATTGCTCCAGTACCGTTTCTCGGTATGGAAGGCGCAGTTCAGCAAGACGCTGCAATCATTCCATTGATTGAAGCTCGTATGAACGATGCGACCAACGTGATGATGGATGCAATGGCAACAGCCTTGTACACCAACAGCACAAACACGCAACAGTTTACTGGCTTGCCAGCCGCTGTTTCTGCTTCTGGCACTTACGGCAATATTAGCCGTTCGGCTTATAGCTGGTGGCAGTCAAAGTCGTACTCAGCAGGTAACGTAAACCCAACTCGTCAAAACATCCTGCAATACATTTCTGGTACTGTGAAAAACGGTGCTGAAGTGCCTTCATTCGGTGTTTGCGGTTTTGGTACATGGACCCTGTTGGCTCAAGACTTTGTAGGCCAAGAGCAATACGTCATTACTCCGGGTTCCGGCTTTGACGGTGATTCCAACGGCCCACAAGCTGCTTTCCGTGCTTTGATGGTTGCTGGCGTACCTATTTATCCTGACCCCTACTGTCCAGAAGGTACGGTTTACTTCCTGAACACCAACTACTTGTCGCTCTATATCCATGAGCAAGGTTCGTTTGTGTTTACTGGTTTTGAATCGACCCTGCCAAACTGGCAGATTGGTTATGTTGGTGCTGTATTGATGATTGCTGAGTTGGTTTCAACTAAGCCTAAATCGATGTCAGTGGTGTCGGGTTACAACTCTCTAAGCATCTAAGGAGCAAACCATGTCACTAAGTACCAATAAAATCATCCTTGCTGGCGCAGCAACTAACTCGGCTGGTGCCTATTTTCTAACCACTACCCTGACTGCTTCTAACTCAGGCAACGGCACGACAATTCCAGCCGGTGTTTACTTGATGTTCCCGCAAGCCAATACCAGTGTTTTGGCTTACAACGGTTCGGCTAATGCAACTTTACTGGCTGCAAACGTAGGCGGCGTCATTCTTTCTGACGGCGTAAACGTCTATGCTAAGTCTAGCTTTGCTAGTGGTGACACCGTTACGTTGTTGGCTACCAATGGTGGTCAGAACGTCAGCAGCACCTACGCATCGTAAGGGGGAGTCATGGCAAATCCAGATTCAGTCTCGCAAAAATACCCAGACAGTTTTGGTAATTACGCAATTGCCGGAACTACTGGTGCGTCTTTGGCTGCCACTGGAAATGCTGTTGTTGCCCTTCCCATTCTTTCGGGTGGGTTGACCGCTGGTAATAGCGTAGCTACTTCAGGTGCCGTTATTGTTCGTCGAGTGACTGTTCAAAATCCAAGTGCTAGTGTTGCTACTGGCAATATCTCGATTTTGACAAGCAACGACGGCAATGTCAGCAATGCTGTGGTCGCTAATGTTGTTCTTAGCAGTTTAACGGGTACTGGCACATTCCAAGACGCTACTATTTCTGGTGGTAACGTCATCGTGTCGGGTTACAACAGCCAAGCCTTATTCTTGAAGGTCAATACTGCCGTTGCTGGCACCGTTGATATTCGAGTATATGGCGATACAGTGAACTTCTAATTATGCAAACCGTCTATGTGACAAACAAATGGGATAAACCCATAACCTTTAGCTACAACTACATACCTTACACATTTCCGGTGGGTGAGAGTGTGGAGGCACCTCTGGAGGCTGTTTGTCACATATTCGGACATAATGACCCTGATAAAGAACCGTATATGGCGCGGTTGGCTATGATTCAGACTAGGGCAGATATTCCCGCAGGATTAAAAATCCTTGAAAAAATTCTGATTACAGACCAGCCGCCAAAAAAAGTCCACTCGTTATCC